AGGACACAGGTGATAGGCTGATACCATGAGAGACGATTTCAGGGCGGACCCCTACACTTACCCGGAGAGCACCATGCCCAGAAACACACACGGATATCCCCCCATGCCCGAGCACGACAGCAAGGACGAAGAGATGGATTTCACCCCGGGAAAGCCGCCGCGCGACTGGCGGGAGGATCTCGGCCGGAAATTTCCGCCTCCACCTTTTCCAGTTGCTGGGGTGTTCCCTCAGTCCAACGTCGTGCCGCCGCCCGTGCGCCTGCACCCCTCGACGTACGAGTATCTGCGTCCGAGCGAGGAGCAGCTCGAGCTGATGAGCCGTCTGCGCCAAGCGGCGCGGACGTTCAGCGAGGTCCTGGAGAACCTCCTCCCCGACGGGCCGGACAAGACGTTCGTCCTGCGGGCGCACCGCGCGAACGCCATGTGGGCGAACGTGGCGATCACCCGGCTCGCTGACGGGACGCCGCGCCCATGACCGGCTACACCCCCATACCAGTCCAGATCTGGACAAGAGAACAGCTGCATCGGCTCTATGACGACGTCGTCCTGTTGACGATCCCCTTCGTCATGCAGGAGCAGCTGCAGCGGCTCGGAGAGCTGCAACAGCTAGCGGAGCTCGAGTTCGAAGCAGAGGAGCGCGACGAGTGTCCCAAGTAGGAAGCGGCAGCGACGAGGCGACGTTGCTTCGTCACCAGAACGAGACACTGCGAGAAGAGAAGCGGCGCCTCCGTTTAGTCCTGCGCTCCGTTCTCTTGCACATCCCTGAGCACCTGCGCGCATACCCCACCCGCGTACTGGAGGAGACCAAATGAAAGACGCACCCCTAAGGATTTACCCCTACGTCGCCGGCGCGCGATCGCGCTTCTCAGACCTGTTCTTCGTCGATGTGAAGAGGGTTCGTCACGGGTCGAACTCGACCATCTCGGGTACAAAACGGGTGCCACGGGTGAAATTCTACTGGGGGTACGACTATTCTTACATGGACATGAAGTCGGCCGGGGTATATTGGAGCCCTCGCAACCCAGTCCGAGAAGGCGAGGAGCTGTACAGCCACTACATCACCGTGAAATGGCGTCCACTGTTTCACTTCAGCTGGAGGTGACCATGGCCAAAGAGATAAACGTGCAACACATTCCACGCCCAGTTGGGGTTAAACCGATAGGAGTTCCCGATGTCAATCAGGATCAAGCCATCACACAAGGGCCTGCTTCACAAGAACACGGGGACACCGGCCAACCAGAAGATTCCAGCTGCAAAACTTGCGGCGGCGAAAAACTCCCCTGACCCTGCGGTGCGCAAGCGTGCTACGTTCGCTGCCAACGCCAAAAAGTGGAACCACTGATGCAAGCGTTGATGACCGTGGTCACGATCTTGATTCTTTCCACGATCTTGATTGTGGCCATATTCAAATCCCTGTGAAAGGATATCCCATGCGCTATCTCGCTGCATTTCTGATCTCCCTCGCTGTTCTCGCTGCCGTTCCGGCGTTTGCAGAAGATACAAACGCAGGATGTGTCACTGTTGAGAAGTTCGTCGAGCAGAACAAAGGCACGGCCGACATTAAATGGGAGAAAACCCTCGCGCCACATCAGGTCAACCCCGTGCGCGACGCGCTCGGTGTGCCCTCGGATGCGAACGTCACCGAGATCCGCCTGTTCACCGCGACCGTCCATGGCAAGGAAGAGGCGGCGATCGCGTTCGGCCACGACAACTTGGTTTGTGTCTACGCCACCCTGCCGCCGGCCGGCGTTATGCTCGTCCGTCGCATCTTGGAGGCGACCGAGAAGGACAATGGCAAGATCAATCACGAATACCAGGATGGTTGGTCGGACGCTGTTGTTCGGGATATTTGATGCGTTGGCCGATCATTTGGCCAATCCTTCTGGCCGCCGCACTCTCGTCTTGTTTCCCTCCGCTCGCGCCCGCGCACGAACACCAAGCGGGGGAGACCGCGGAGCGCGCGGCGACGGTAGAGTGGCTGCAGGGGTGGCGGCGCCCCACGGGTAAATTCGCCGGTGTGCCGCATCGGCACGACCCTTGTTGCTATATCGCCGGCAAAGATCAGGACTGCTTCCTGGTCAAGGAACGGCGCGTCGTTGACGGCGTCCTGGAGGTTTTCCCCGAGTCGGAGGGCCACCCGGACTACGATCGCTGGTACAAGGTCGACACGGGTGTCACGGAAGACGACCAGAAGGACCCGCGCGATAGCCCCGACGGCCGCTCGTACGTGTGCATATCCGGGCAGCTGGTGATCTGTTTTGTTAACGGAAGTGGGACATGATCGTAGATTTTGGCGAGGAGAAACGCATTCGGCAGCGCTACGCGGCGCTTGATGCTTTGTTTGTCGAGGCGCACCAAGCGTTCCGCAACCTGCGTCTCACCGCCGAGGGGGCTTTCATCGTGATCAAATCCCCTGGCGCCGACGATAAGCCGTACTATCAGTTCGTCCAAGAGGGGATAAGCTCCGCGGAAATAGCAGATATCTTGAAGCGGATCACAACTCCGTTAACTCTTCCGGAATGAATTAAGGCGAGGATGTGCGCGGCCGGCGGGCCGGCAGCGTGTTTCCGTCTACTCCACGACGATGCGGCACGCATCTAGGGGTGTCGGCCCGCTCGGCTTCTTGACAGAATCTTGCCATATTGTTAACACATTCCTTCAACCCCCGGAGGAATGCATGTCTATTACTGAGACCGAATTTACCCTGCGCGACCCCACCGTTGTCCGTTTGGCCCTCGAGGGGGTGCCTGTGCGCGCGATCGCCCGCGCCCTGGAACAGCCTTCTGCCGAGGTCCGTCAGCTGCTGGGAGAGGCGCTCGCCCTTGGAACCATTGCAGAAATGCCGCGGGACGATTGGAGCCCCCAGTTAACCCGGGAGCAACGTGTCCCGGAGTACGCCAAAACTGGGGTCGACGATGCTCTGTTGATCCTAAACGTCGTGCGCCTCTTCGGAGTGACCCAGCAGCAAGCTTGCCTCCTCTTAGTATTGATCAAGCGCAGAGAGGTTACTCGGAAGATGTTGCACGCCGTGATCGAAAGCCGCCGGCCCCACCCCAAGGTGGAGACGGAGCCCAAGATCGTAGACGTCGTGATATGCAAGCTGAGGAAGAAGCTGGAGCCGCTCGGGCTGAAGATTGAGACGGTGTGGTCATGCGGGTATTTCATGTCGGCCGAACACCGGAAGACGGCGCTCGCGATGCTCAACGACTTCCTCGACCAGCCGAACGCGGTCACAATGGAGGAGGCATGACGTATTCACCGCTAGTCGTCTGCTACATCATCGCGCTCCATCTGGTGTGGGCATTCTCGATCTACATAGATCCGGCGGCGTTGAATGCAACAGCGCTCGCAGGGCTCTTGTTCGTGTTCGGCACTCCCGCAGGTGTCATCGTAGCGCTCATAACTGTGTCCACACTCGCGGGCCTCAGCATCTTTTCGAAGATGCCTGCGATCGTCATATTTCTCCTGCCACAACAAGCACTCCTGTTCATGTCAGCGGCGTCGTCAGGCGTCGCGATCATCACTTCGCAGTTCGCGGATGGAGTGGTCAGGTCGCAGATGTTCCTGCTGGCGGACCAGTCTCACGTCATAATCATTTCCTTCGTCCATGCTTTTGCAATTAGTCGATTGGCGGCACAGTCGGAGCTTTATAATAGGAGTGGGAACCATGTCAGCAAGTAAGCTTGCGACGGTTGTCTTAGTTTCATTCTGCGTCGCACTGCACTTTTTCTACGGGATACTCTGTCTGGTGTGGGGGGACCTTGTTATTGGGTCCACTGCCCTGGCGGGGCCACTCGCGTTGTTTGACTCCGTCGATTTGGTCGGGGTGATGTTCCTTCTGGTGTCGATCCTGGCGGTCGTCTCCATGTGGATGCCGTTTCCTTGGAATGTCATGTTCCTCCTGCCGCAACAAGGCCTCCTGTTTTTGTCCGCGTCTTCTGCCATGGTCAGTATTATCTTCGGCGTGTTCGCCACCGGGCGAGTGCAGCCGCGCGCGCTCATAGCGGCGGAACAAGTTTACGCTATCTTGCTCGCGCTTTTCCACGGTGTGTGCATCATAATGCGCGGCACCATATCCGCGCGCGAAGCAGCGTTACCTTCTGTCACGATCAAATCAAACGGGTCGCGGCAGACGAACGTCTTCGTGACACTTGTTGAGGACACCAACAGGGGTCCCACGGGTCCCACGGGTGCCAAGGGTGTAAAATGAACGATACACTACTTTGGTTCATGGCTGTAGCTGCCGGCGGCGGCGTGCCGATCATCACATTTATCACGTTCTGGATGACGTTGAGCTCACGCATCTCAGAAGCTCAGGCGTCCGCGAACCAAGCTGACCAGCGTGCGAAGAACGCGGAGACCCTGTCGACCGCTGCCCTGGCGAAGACGGAGCTGGTCTCGGCTAGCATGAACGACTACCGGGCCGACGTGCTCGCGAAGATCGCGTCACTTGATGCCATCACGAACGCCAACAGCCGCTCGTTGATCGAGGTGGAGCGGCGGCTGGCGAAGGCGATCGAGGATATCAGCGACAAGATGGACAACTTGCAGACCACCATGCTTAGAGCGATGAGCGAGTTCGCTGGACGTAAAGACTAGGTCCAAGCCGACGAGCTGATCTTCGGCCGCGGCGGCCGCTGTACGGGGTTCAAGCGCGAGGAGAATTCGCTGACGAGCCCGCCGTGCACCACGAGAGCCACGTACTGCAGCGTGTCCGCGACGTGTGAGAACCCTTCAGCATCCATCTTGTCCGGCGTCGCACGGAGCGCGCCGGTCTTCGATTTGAGGAACCGGTAGCCCCCGGACATCGCTCGGAAAAGGAATGGCGCGTTCGTCTTGTTGATGAGCAGCGCCGGTCCGGCATTTCGCTGCTGGCCTAGGATGGCTTCCACCGCGCGCAGGCGTGGGTCGATGTCATTGGTTGGCGCCGGGAAGGCGGGGAGCCCTAGGCGTTTTAGGACGTCGAACGACGTCTCCTCGGAGATCGTGCTCCGCGCCACGCCGGCGGGATCACCCACCACGAACATCCGCATGCCCATGTATTTGCTCTGCATGAGCCGCGGGCGGAGGGATTGGATGACGTGTTTCTCGAGTCCGACGTTCGTCGCTGGCACTTCCTCGTGGACGATCAGCCTGCCCTGGTGATCCATCTGGCAGATGATCGACCACGGGTCGCGTCCGAAGTCCTGTCCGATGATGATCGGGTAGCCCGGGATCACTAGAGTGTGTTCGACCCCATGGAAGGCGGGAATGAACGTGTTTCGGAAAACGCCTTGACCGCTCGGGTCCTCACCAAATTGAGCATAGACATAACGCTTAACCCATGATGAGTCTTCGCCGTGCTGGCGTACCAGTCTTTCATAGTACGTACGCCCTTGGGCAAGCCGACGAGGGTCGCCAAGTGGAAGGCGTGCAGTCTCTTCCGTCTGCGGACCGATGTAATCCAGATTTTCCGCTGCCTCCGAGACTCCGCTGGGTTGGATAAAGATTTGCGCATCGCTGGGGGGCTCCATCATGTATTTGTGCCAGGGTGTCTCTTGCGTAGGCATGTTCGTGTCAGCGATGATCCCAGACCAAGTTGGCACTCCGCCAACCTTTGGCGATGGATATCGTCCGATACGGCCTGAGAGCGGGGCCAGCACGTTGAAGTTCATCTCGATACATTCCGACAGCCACGCTCCGGTCAACTGCATAGACAAAAGGCGCGCTTGGTCGCCAGCGTCTTCCAGCGGGATGAACATCCAGTCGCTGTGGACGTCCCCAAACCGAATCTGATAGGTTTTCTTGAACTCTTTCCATTCGCCTAGCCCTCGCAGCCACTGATGGCAGTCGTTCAAGACGGTGTCCATCAGCTGGCGCAACGTCTGCCGAGTGACGGCCATCCGTGTGTAACGGATGCCATCGGTGTGAGGCGTCTGTTGGATCGAACGCCGAAGCAGTTCGATGATGCACGCCGTCGTCTTACCCGAGCCGACGGGCCCCGCGATGATGCGGGTGAAGGCGCTTGAGTTCATGAACTGGCCGCAGATCGGCGGAGCGACGTTGGATAAGAGTTCTTTTCGGTCAGGGTCAGCCATTTTGCCACGATACCCATGGTGCCGCCGAATGCTTGATTGCCTTCGGCTCTTCGAGGTAGATCCCTCGATGGTCCACGATACCATACTTCGGGTGGACAAGCATCAGAGCCTGTGTCGGGGCTGACGGCGGGATGCGGAGTTTGTTAACGCTGTATTCGTCGGGACCCTTGACGCAGCCATTCACGACAACTCGGGGAAGAGGCATGTAGTCGTGGTAGTGGCAGACGATCAGCGTGTCGAACGGCTGGTCGATGATCGCTTTTTGCCGGCCGATCTTGACCGCGCCTCTAAGGATCGGCCCCATCGCGCCAATGATTCCATCGCCGCCGGCAGTCCCGAGCCGGTCCCCGTGAGTAAGGCAAAAGCGGTGGTGATAAGACTTGAAGTGACAATCCGGGCCTTTCGACGCCGTGAACTGGACCCTCGGATCGTTTTTGAAGTGGCGCATGAGGTTGAGGTAGATCGCGTAGTCATAGTTGTTCCTAGCGATGAATTTGTTCGGGGGCTTCTTCGAGCTGCGTCCGTGGTTACCTACGACGGCCGGTATGTAAACGTAATCGAAAGCGTCGACGAGCTGCTCAATTCCCGCTGCTAGAAGGTCGGTGAGGTCATTGACCGCTTCGAGGGGCGTGCGGTCGTTGGTGACCATCAACTCTTCATGGATGTCACCGCCGATCATATCACCACCAAAACACACGATGATGCCAGGGTAGTCTTTCTGTGAGTCGCCCATGTGATTGAAGCTTAGGTCGATCGTGCGGTCGACGAGAAGCTTGATTCTTCGTTGTGCAATCTCCGCGTTATATGCGGAGATCCCGTTCTGCTTGTTCGTGGCGCTCACCTCACCATAGTGGATGTCACTCCACACCGCGACGGGTGTGCCACGCACTTTGGAGCCTACTGGAAGTTTCGTTAACCACGCCGGGGGCTTCGGGTCATGGGCCGCGATCTGGAAGATCACCTCGCGAATGTTGTCTTCCGCATCGAGCTTCTTTCGCATCTGCGCAACGCTGCGCCGGTAGTCTGCGAGTTCGATGTTCTGTTTCCGGATGATCTCTGTCGCGTCTTTAAGATAATCCTTGGCAGTTTTTCGTGGTGCAGGCATGTTGCTGTTTCCTGTGTCTAGCCCGCCGTCTTCTTGCTTTGAACAGGGGGCTTTGTTTTATCCGCATCATGTAGGCTATTCCTAGGGGCGTCCGTAACCATGCACTTCGAAGTGCTTTTGCCCGCAGGCTTTTCGAGTATTTCCGTTGTCGGTTTTGGTGGCTCAATATTCCTTTCGCGGTCTTCTGGTATATCGCCGAATACACCCTCCACTGCAGCCGTTTGCGCTCTAGGGGTGACATCTTTGACAAACTGGAGCTTGGTGTCTTCTCCGAGGGAGATGTTGATGACGAATTTCTCGCCCGTGCCGGCTTCGGCTTTTGCTTCGCCGACGCCCGCCATTTTGGCGAAGAACTTTCCAGTTTCGACAGCGACTGCAGGGGAGATATCCTTGTCGATCATTTGTGAGCCAAGCCTAGGTAGACCTTCCTCCAACAAAACGGCGGAAATAAGACGGACCCGCTCGGGGGTCGATGTCACCCTGTTCCACTCGATCGTGAAGTCCTCGTGGACCCGTTTGAAGAAGGGGATCTCTTTGATGCGTTCGTACTGCTCCGTCGTGATGCAGTAGGGTTCAAGAATGTCGGAGAGCGCCTTCAATTCCATGACGACATCACGGGCTAGCCGTGCTATCAACCCGGGGGTAAGGTGTCTCGGCAGGGGCACCGAGATGGTGGATGGGAGTGAATTCATAGGCTTAGTCCTCGCACTTCTGGCGTTAACGAAGGGTAAACTGTTTGTGATTAACCCCTAAGGGCCATCACGCCCGCTTTCTGGAAGAACCATGGATCAACTCGGACAGTCTGGCCTCATATCGGTCGTTCCTCCCGCGGCACTCGAGGCCCAGCTTGCTGGCCAACAGCAGCAGAAGGACGCTGTGCTCATGGCGCAGCAGCAAGCTCCTCCCGAGGAGCTGGTCGGGTACGTGAAGGCCCGCTACGAAGTCTTCCGCAATCATCGCAACACCGCCGCTGGCTGGACCGAACGTCTTTTGGAGGCACTGCGCTCCTATCAGGGGCAGTATAGCGCGTCGAAGCTCATGAGCATTCGGCAATGGGGTGGTTCTGAGGTGTTTGCCCGGATCACCACCCAGAAATGCCGCGCTGCCAGCTCACTTTTGCGTGATATCTATCTAGGCACCGACCGCCCGTGGGCGATCGACCCGCCGCCTGAGCCGGAAGTGCCTGACGAAATATACCAGAAAATAACCGCGTTTGTACAGCAAGAGGCACAACAGGCGGCCCAAACTCTACAGACTGTCGGTCAACCTCCACCGTCGCCCGACGACGTCCAGCAGCGCCAGGAGGCGCTCTTTTCGTCCGCGGAGGATGCCGCGCGTAAGAAGGCGAAGGAACAGGCACGCCGGTCGACCGACAAGATCGACGAGCTCTTGCATGAGGGGTCTTTCTATGACGCCCTCTCCGACATGATCACGATGATTCCGATCTTCCCCTTCGTTTGCTTGAAGGGTCCGACGGTGCGGATGGTCGTCGAACTCGAGTGGCCCCCTGGCGGCGGCCAGCCGGTCGTGAAGCAGGTCCCCAAGCTGTTTTGGGCTGCCCCGAGCCCCTTCGACATTTACTTCACCCCTGGCGTTTCGGACATCAAGAACGCCGAAGTCATCGAGAAAATGCGCTTCACGCGCGCGGAAATCAACGATCTACTGGACCTCCCTGGCTACTACCAGCCGGGCGTCCTAGCTGTCTTAGACGAGTACGGCCGCGGCGGTTTGTACGACAATTGGGACACCCCGGACGCCGAGCGCGCGGTCCTCGAAAACCGGGAGAACCCGGCTTGGAACCGCAGCGGTTTGATCAGCGTCATGTCCTATAATGGCAACGTCCAAGGGCGGATGCTCAAGGACTATGGCGTCGTCTTGCCGCCGAATGATCCGCAAGGCCTGCGGGACTACAACTGCGAGGTCCTCTGCATTGGCGCGCATGTGATCCGCGCGAACCTCTCCGTGTCGCCGCGCAAGCGCCACCCTTATTATATTACCAGCTTCGACAAGGTGCCGGGCGGCATCATTGGCAACGCGCTCGGCGAGCTCATCGGCGACCTTCAGGAAGTGGCGAACGCCACCCTGCGGTCCCTGGTCAACAACCTCTCGATCGCGTCCGGCCCCCAAGTGGTGATCGACGAAGGGCGACTCTCCCCCACGGAGAACGCCGACGACATGTACCCCTGGAAACGCTGGCGGGTGCGCAACGACCCGATCGGGGCAAACACCAACAATGACAAGGGGCCGATCTGGTTTTTTCAGCCAAACAGCAATTCCACCGATCTGTTGAAAGTGCTGGATGCAGTAATAACGCTGGCGGACGACGTATCCGCCATTCCCAAATACCTCTCTGGCCAGAACGCCGGCGGTGCCGGCCGGACTGCATCCGGGCTTGCCATGCTCATGGGCAACGCCAGCAAGATCCTGCAGACGGTCTCGGGCAACATCGATCGCGATATTTTTCAGGAGGCGCTCGCGTCTCTCGAAGAGCTGATCCTCCTGACTGACACCACGGGTGTCCTGACGGGCATGGAGAAGTTCGTCGTCAAGGGTGTCCAGGTCGCCATTCAGCGCGAGACGCAGCGCCAACGCCAGCTCGAGCTGCTCCAACAGACCAACAACCCGACCGACATCCACATCATGGGGATCAAAGGCCGCGGTGCACTGCTCCGCTCGGTGTCCGGCCAAGTCGGCCTCGCCGGCGAGGAGATTGTGCCGCCCGATGAAGTTCTGGAGAAGATGCAGAAGGACTCGGAGAAGAACGGGCAGGAGAAGCATATCGCGGATGCCGTGCAGCAGGGTATTGTTGCTGGCACCAAGCAGGCGGTGACGCGGATCGTCTCCGAAATGGAGGCGGGCGTACTCGCGCAAGACTTCATGATGCCGGAAGGCGCGCCGACGCACATCGGCACACCGGGTCAGTTACCGCCTCCGGGCGGTGGAAATGGGGCGTCGCCCGGCGCGCCCCCGGGGGCGCCACCAAGCGGTAGCAATGGCGCGTCCCCGCAAGGAAGCCCGGGTAATCCTCACGCCAAGATGTCTGCGGATGATGGGCCTCAGACGGCCCTCGTCGGCAAGCCTGCTCCCGCTCAACCGAACCAAGCGATCGCCGGGGGACCGCATTAACACTTCACTAACCAAAATCGTCTAACAACGACGAAAGTTTCCGCTCAGAGGATCTGACGCCATGACCGTCCTTAGCTCCAACCACTACGATGACAACACGCTGTCGCCGATCTTGAAACAGGTCGTCGATCTCGTGAACGCAGGTGGCATCGGCGGTCCGACGGGTCCGACGGGCTTTACTGGTCCTGGCGGCGGCCCGACTGGTCCGACCGGCCCGACCTCTGCAACGGGTCCCACGGGTCCCGCGATCGGCGCTCAAGGCCCTGCCGGGCAGCAAGGTGCTGGCGGAGCCACGGGTGCCACGGGTGCAACCGGCGCCACTGGCGCAACAGGTCCCCAAGGCGCACAAGGCATCACTGGCGCGACGGGCATGTACAATGGGGTCACCGGCCCCACCGGGCCGACTGGCACCGGCGTCACTGGCCCGACGGGCGTCACCGGCCCAACCGGTGTCACTGGTCCGACCGGCTTCACCGGTCCTGGCGTCACCGGCCCAACCGGTCCGACTGGCGCAACTGGTGTCACGGGCTACACGGGCCCAGGCTTCATCTTTATCGCGCCGACCTCCGACCCGCATGTCGTCAACGCGGTTTGGAACAACAGCGGCACGCTGACGGTTTCCGCCGGCTAAAGGGGTTGCACGATGGTTGATCTGACCAGCAAGGGCATCCCCTCTCCGGGAACGAAGCCCGAAGGCTACGACAAGAATACGCTCGGTCCCATCCTGAAAAGGGTGGTGGATGTCATCAACAACCACGTCATCTATGGTCCCGCGGGCCCGACCGGCAAAGCCGGTCCGTCGACCACGACTGGCAGCACGGGCCCCACAGGTCCCGGCGTCACCGGCCCGAGCTTCTTCGCGCGGGGGCAGACTGGCGTCACCGGTCTATCGGGCCCCACAGGCCCGGTTGGGCCAGCCAGGACCGCCACGGGCACAGGTCCGACCGGCGTCACTGGCTTGACCGGCTTCGCTGGTCCGACCGCTGACCCTTTCGTGCCAGGCAAGACTGGCGCGAACAGCGCGACTGGCAACACCGGGCCAACCGGCTTCACTGGCTTCTCAGGTCTCAACAACAAGACAGGCCCGACTGGCGTGACTGGTCCGACTGGCTTCACCGGCCGCGCGGGCCCGGTCGGCAAGACCGGCGGCAACTGGCTCTTCATCGCTCCGACCTCTGACCCGCACGTCGCGGGCGCGGTCTACAACGGCGGTGGCGGTGCCACTGGGGGCTTGCGAATTTCTGGGGGCTAAGTTAGGATCGCTTGATCCTAACTCCTTCCCCTGGAGCATCCCTTGGACGCTTTCCTCTACGACGCCATGCGCCATGTGCGCGCCGCGGGTTATGTCATCGTTGACGCCAAACGCGTTCACGACTTTCATATCCAGACAGCTATCAACGACGTGCATCTCATTTATGAGGATGCGGACACGCGTGCGATGGTGCAGGGCGAGATCATTCACCATCTCGCCGCCGATTTGACGAAGCACCCAGAGATTTTGTCCTGGCAGTACAGCCAGGACTCGAGTGTTGGTCAGGTCCTTATCAATGCCACCCTCCTCACGATCGAACCGCGTTGGAAGATTGGGGAGCCGCAGCCGTGAAGCTCTTTCCCTCACAGACCGCAGTGCGACGGAGCGAGCGTTCGCGCGTGTGGCGTTTAGCTAATCCAGAAAAAACCCGCGAAATTGCGCGCAACGCTCAAAATAGGCGGCGTGAACGTGACCCGCGAGGTACCAAAGATCGGCGTTTGCGTAGGGCGTTCGGTATTACGGTAGAGATGTGGGAAGCCATGTTTGCCGCCCAAGGCTTTTGTTGTGCTATTTGTGGAGCAGCTGAACCGGGGACAAAGCAGGGATGGCACACCGACCACTGTCACACAACCCATATAGTCCGGGGGATACTTTGCCATCACTGCAATCTAACGATTGGTTCAGCTAAAGACGACGTTGTTCGCCTTCGTGCTGCTATTGATTATTTGGAGCGGTGCCAATGAAACTTTTCTGGTCGGGGATCGTAAAGAATGAAAGCGCGCGCCTAGAACGTTGCATGAAGGCTCTCATTGATCATGTCGATGGAGCCATCATCCTAGACACCGGAAGCACAGACGCAACAATACAAATTATCACCGATTTCTTCGCCGAGCACAAGAAGCCGTGCGAGATTGCGGTCGGCACCTTTGAAACCTGGGACCAAGCGAGGAACGATGCACTCAAATTGGCAAGGAATTCTGTTCATAACTGGGATTATCTGTTTCTGGTTGATGTTGATATGGAGCTTGTCGTTAACGACCCTCGGTGGCGTGCTGAAATCAGGGATGGCGCCGCCTACGAGATGGTTCAAGAAGCAGGTACAGTTGTTTACACCAACGCCCGACTTGTCTCACGATTGGCCACAGGTAACTATCGCGGTGTCACTCACGAATTTCTCGACGTCCCAAGCGTCGGTTGTATTCGAGGCGCGCGTTTCCGCGACCATGCCGATGGAGCTAATCGAACAGGGAAAGCACTTCGAGATGCAGCGCTACTTCGAAAGGGTTTGGAGAAAGAGCCGCAGAATGGGCGTTATTGGTACTATCTTGGTCAATCGCTCAAAGATGCCGGCCGGGCCGAAGAAGCCATCCCCGCCTTTGTCAACGCCGTCCGACACAGCAATTGGGACGAAGAGCGCTGGAATGCCCAGCAGCATCTAGCGCATTGCTACGATGACATCGGCGACGAGCCGCGCTTCGTTCACGAAATGTTCAAGGCCTACGAGATGCGCCCTTCGCGCGCAGAAGCGCTCTATGATCTCGCCAAGCATTTCCGCATCAAAGGGCAGAACAACACAGCGTTGGTGTTCGCGGAGCTGGGACTCACGAAACCGTTACCAGGTGATCGCTTATTCGTGAACTCGTATCCGTACCGGGTCGGGTTCAAGGAGGAGTTCGCGATCTGCGGGTTCTACGACGAGAGCCGGCGCGCTCGCGCGCGGGCCTACAATGACGAGCTGTCCCTCTCCAACGAGGGCGAGGGCATGACGCGCCTGGGCGCGCGGCAGAACATGTTCTTCTACCTGGAGAAGCTGACGGACCTCTGCCCCAACACGAAGATGGAGAAAATCGAGTTCACCCCGCCCGCGGGCTATGTGGGAATGAACCCCTCTTTGTCCCAAATTGGTGATTTATCGGTACGGTGCGTGAATTACACCATCACGCCGTGGGGGTCTTATGATATTCGCAAGATGGACAGCGGTAGCGTGGAGGTCGAAGGCGCCCCCATCACACGTGACAACCCAATCCACACCCGCAATTTCGTCCGTGCGGTGAAGCAGACGGAGTGGGTTGAGGTGGCGTTCCAGGCCTACAAGCCAGAGTTCGATCTGGTGCGCGGCGCCGAGGATATGCGGATCTTTCGTTGGAACGGAGCGCTATGGTCTATATCAAATTTTCGTGATCGTAATCCGGAGGGGCGCTGTGAACAACATTTGGCACGCATCAACACCACCAGGGGTACCGCAGACTATCTGGGAAAAGTGGAGCCCCAGGATTTCCCTCGAGCCTACGCTGAAAAGAACTGGATGCCCTGGGTTAACCGGAACGGCCTCCGCCTCATCCATCGACTCGGCACGGTCTTAGACAGGGCCGGGCACACTGTCTTCCAGGCAAAGAACCTCGTGCTCGACGTGCAGCGGCTGAGTGGCGGCGGCGGGCTCGTCGACATGGGTGATGGGAGGTGGCTCGCGATCGTCCACGAGGCCCAGCTCCTGCCGGGGCAGACGAACCTGCGATATTACTACCATCGTTTCGCCACAATCAACGGTGAGGGTTCCCCGCTCGCGCTCTCGCGGCCGTTCGTGTTTCATGACAAGCAAATCGAGTTCGCTGCCGGTCTTGCGCTTGTAGACGACAAGCTCCTGGTGTCGTATGGAGTGCGGGATTGCGAGCCGTGGTTAGCATCCCTCCACCTGGATGAAGTGAAGAGGCTTTTCATATGAGCGTTCATCTCGTTTCCGGTTTCGTCCCCATCGAGGGGCACCCGCGCCCTCCCACAGAGTATGAAGAGCTTTTCAACAAGTTGACTGGGGTCACGGCGCTTCTCGACAACCCGATTTACTTTTTCCAACACGCGATCGACACCTGTTGGCTCTTCGAATATCTGGCGTGGTCGAAGTTGAGCCCTACGCATTCCGTTGCGGACAACCCGAAGAAGAACACACTCGCCTATCACATCGTTAATCACCAGAAGATCCGGTGGATGTGCGCGGCCGCACAAGCGAAGCCACATGTGGATGTGTTCGCGTGGATTGACGCAGGTATCCTCTCGGTCCCTGGTGTGACGATCGAGGACGTCGCGTACGCCGTCAACGCGGCGAAGAACGAAAAGACGATCGTGATCCCTGGCTGCTGGGGGCGCCCCGAGGCGAAGCTCTGCCCAGACAGCCAAGTTAACTGGCGCTTCTGCGGTGGGTTCTTCGTTGTCCCACGCATGTACCTCGCGGACTTGGAGACGGCATTCCGCGCGGAGACGATGCGCCATCTGCGGGAGACGAATAACCTCTCGTGGGAGGTCAACACGCTGCAGAGAATGGAGCAGCATTGTGCGATCCGGCTCCCAATCTGGTGGTATAAAGCTGACCACGACAAGAGCATGTTCCGGAACTACCCGAGAGTTGCAAATGTCAATTAAGGCTCGAGTTGTCAGTGCTTTTGTGCCGCTGGCCGGCATGCGCCACGTAGATCCAAAGGTCTACGAGAAGAACGCCTATGACATGGTGGCGGATGTCCCCTATGTCTTCTTCAATCTGGACGAAGAAATCCACGACATGTGGCTCTGGAAGTGGCTGAACATGGCTGAGTGGGGGACGCTCCCGCCCGCGACACCTGCGGCGCCTGACCGCTACCCGACACCGCAGCACTTCGTGAACTCCAACATTGTGCAACACAATCGCACGCGCTGGCTCCTGCACGCGGCCGCGATGTACCCCGATGACAACATCTTCATCTGGCTAGACTATGGCCTGCTCAAGCAGGGCGACTTCACGGGTAAGCGTATCGAAGCGAAGCACATCGCGCCGTTCGTGGAGAAGGTCGAGTGCTACTACAACGCAGGACATCTAGATATCCCGTTCCCGGGGATCGAAGGCCCTGGCGTTGTGAATGTGACTGGCAACTGCTGGCGTTTCTGTGGGTCGACACACATCGTCCCCCGCTGGCACCTTGACGCGATTGACGCGGCGTACCGGCAGACATGTTGCGAATTCATCGCCGCGACGCAGACTGTCCCGCTTGATCTTCCTATTTGGGCGCTCGTGGAACAATTCCATCCGGAGCTTCCATACCGTTGGTACAAGGCAGAATATGACTACACACAGTTGTCCAACTTTCCGGAGCCCACATGACCAATCGTGAAATGACGCCTCTTTGCAAGCTGATGGAAAAGTACGGCTCTGACAAAGGTGGCTGGCACCTTAAGGCAGGGGAGACCTGCCACAACTATTCTCAGATGTATGATCGTCTGATGATGGCTCACATTGACCGGGTGAAAGCGGTCCTCGAAATTGGAGTCAACTATGGGCCCTCCCTCCGTGCTTGGCGTGATTACTTCCCTAACGCGCGTATCGTTGGTCTGGATTCTAACGCAGAGTGCCTCTTCACTGAAGACCGCATCCAATGTTTTGCTGCGGATCAGAACAACGCTGAATCGTTGGAGGGTGCACTTACTCTTGCCGGAATTTCAAAGTACGACCTCATTGTTGACGACGGCTCCCACGAGGAGCATCACCAAGTTTTTTCAGCGAATGTGCTTTCGCGCTATCTCGCTCCCAATGGGATCTATGTCATCGAAGACATCACCCATGACTGCGACCCCGAGCGATACCTCTCCCAAATTCACGGATACGAAGCTTATACCGCCTTTGATGTTGGAGTCGGTCTCGGTAAAGCACATTGCCCCTGTTGCGGGACCGGCGAGCGACTCCTTGTCCTTGCGCACAACGTCGACCGTATATTCCGATGAGAGTGTTCATCACTGGCATCGCTGGCTTTTTGGGGAGCCACCTCGCGGACGCAATGCTCCGCGACGGCCACGTAGTTGGTGGCGTCGATAGTCTCATCGGGGGATACCACGACAATGTTCCCGAAGGGGTACAAATCTGGTGGCACGCTGACTGCAAAGAGCTTTCGTGCCTGAACGGGTACTTTGACCGCTTTAAACCAGAGATCGTTTTTCACTGCGCCGCCCTCGCGTACGAAGGTCTCAGCGTCTTCTCACCACACACTGTCACACAAAGCATCGTAGGAGCATCCACCAGTGTCTTTTCAGCCGCGATCACAGCAGGAGTTAGGCGCATCGTACATTGCTCGTCGATGGCACGATACGGGAGAGGAAATCCTCCGTTTGTTGAATCAGACAGACCTGAGCCCCAGGATCCGTACGGAATTGGAAAGCTTTGTTCTGAACAAATGCTCCGAAATTTATGCGAAACTCACGGAGTTGAGTTTTCAATCGCGGTACCCCATAACATCATCGGCCCGCGACAGAAATACGATGATCCCTACCGAAACGTGGCCTCAATCATGATCAACCGCGCCCTGCAGGGGAAGCCGATTTTTGTCTATGGTGACGGTCAACAGGAGCGTTGTTTCTCCTATGTCGATGACTGCATCTCCTGTTTGAAGAAGATGGCTTTCCAGGACAACGTAGTCGGTGAGGTGATCAACATTGGGCCCGACGAGCTACCGATCACCATTAACGACCTCGCGCAGCTCGTGCAGTATCTCTGCTCAGTGTCGCTACCAATCCAGCACATGCCCGGTCGACCGCAGGAAGTGAAGATCGCGCTTTGTTCGTCGAACAAGGCGCGCCGCCTGCTCGGGTACGAGACGAAGACCACTCTGTCGGATGGCCTCGCGGAAATGATCCACTACATCCGCGCCCGTGGCACACGTTCGTTCGACTACCACCTTCCGCTGGAAATCGTAAACGAGAAGACGCCGCGGACGTGGAAAGAGCGCCTGTTTTAAAGCGTTAACGCTTTCTTAGGGCTCTCCGACTACGTTCCGGCCGGATCCAACGAGGAGTTTTTTCCATGGCTAAGTCCAAGGTCGAGAGCGCCAAGAATGCCACGTTCGCCGAAGGTGGGAACACCCACATGTTCGGTCCGCAGGCAGCTGGCGAGCAGAAGCCCGCCGAGACGTCGCATGACGTCAAGGGCGGCGCACCGGGTGCGAAGTTTGCAGCCGGCGGTTCGAGCAAGATGTTCGGCTACGCTGGTAGCCAGACGGCACGGGCCGGCATTACCAGCGCTCGCTAACATGGCGAAGGGCCCCAAGGCGGCTACCCAGCCGAGAGCGATCAAGCTGCCTGATCCCAACAAGGTGATCAATGCGGCTCCGCGTTTGAAGCCCATTAGCACTCGGGAATATGGCAAGGGTGGAACTCCCTTGTCCGGTAACCCGAACATGGGTCAACGCGGCGGCGGGGTCAGCTTCGGAGGTCCGACCAATGGCTTTTAAGAAAGATCTGACTCCGCTCACGAAGAAGGGCTCCGTCACGGTCCACAAGGGCAAGGGCGCCACTCAAGAGCTCCTGCCGTCACGTAGCGCCGTCAATACGCTCACCGGGCCCGACTCGGGCGCACGCAACTTCAACGACTACGCCAAGGCGACCCCCAGTATCACCGAGGCATCTGATACCCCCGATGGTGGACCCGAGCTCTAACCTCCGGAAGCGTTTACATTTTCTCCGTAATCGTGCTCCCGATGAATTCAAGGAAGTCCAGCTGGCGATGAACGCTTGGGCTGGAACTAAGCTTGCCATGGTCACGGGTCTCTCTCCTGATCAACTGCCGCAGTTTCAGGGCCAGATGCAGGGCATCGAGTCCATTTTAACTCTTATGAAGGATTCAGAGGCTAAACCTAACGACTGAGCCTGCGACGCGCGGATCCCTCGCGCCTCACACGTTAGGAGAGAGAAATGGTCGAATTCAACACGACGGTCCCGAAGGATCGTATCGATCCGCACGTCAAACTCCCCTCAGCCATTGCGAACGCTTCTGCGGCGATTGACCGCTTCTATGAGGCGCAGAAGAACGGCCAGCCAGTCGAGCCCCCGGGCGTCCCCGTGCCGATCGATCCGCCGGTCCCCCCACCGCAGCCTGATCCGGCGCCTCCGCAACCCACACCACAGCCTGACCCACCTCCGCCGGCACCGCCCGAGCCCCCGCCCGAGCCGATACACGAGGACCTCGTCCCGACGCCCCAGCAGATACAGGGCGACGAGTGGGCGAACCGCTACAACGCCATGCGCGGCCGTCTGGGCGCGGAGACCAAGAAGTTCAACGCAGCGATCGCCACCAAGGACCAGCAGATCCTCGACCTCCACAATAAATTATCACAATTAAGTGATGAGGTCGTGAAGAGTAACCAACTTCTAGGTCAACTCAACCGCCAGCCGTCGCAACCTCCTGCACCTGTTACCCCCTTGATAACAGACGAGGATTTGGAGCGGCATGGCGCTGATACGGTCGATTTCGTACAGCGTGCGGCACGCGCCATGATTGGTCCTGAGCTCGAACGGGTTCAACATCAAAATGAAGAGCTACAACAAGAACTTAGCCGAAATCGCAGGGCTGCGATGAACGCGGAATTGACGCTCGCTGTCCCGAATTGGCGCGAGATCAATGTCGACAAAAGGTTCCTGCAATGGCTCCGTAAACCAAATATTTACACAGGTAGGACCAATAAGGAACTGTTGAACGCTGCGGCCGCCGCTGCTGATGCACCGAGGGTGGCAGCATTCTTCAAGGGCTTCCTCTCTGAGGAGAAAGTCACGGGTCACCAGCCCGATCCCGCAGCACCAGTGCCGCCGGTGGCGCCACGAAAAGCAGCGGTCGATCTGGCCAGTCTGGCGGCTCCTGGCAGTGGCAAGCCGGCATCAGGTACTGACATGTACGTGCCGCCTTCAAAGCCGATCTACAAAACCTCCGACTTCGAAAAGGTTCGTCGTGCAAAGGCTAAGGGCCAATACACGGCGGCGCAGGCAGCGGCGATCGACGCCGACATGCATGCAGCCACGCTCGAGGGGCGGATCATCAAAGGTTAATCAGGGGTCTTCGATCGCAT